TGTTATGTTGTTTGATATTACAGGAAACTCTAATACAACAACTGTTGATCAAGGTAGTACATCAGGCGCAGATGATAATAGAGTTGAGTTTGATATTAATGGTGACACTAATGTATTAAGCGTCACGCAAAATCATAACAACGGTATAGGAACTAATGGACACTTCTTTGCATTAGATTTAGATGGTGACAACAACAATGTTTTAGCAAGTCAACTCAATGACGGAGATAAAAAAGCATTTCTAAGTGTACAAGGTGACGATAACGACATTGACCTAATACAACAGGGTGCAGGTTCACACTATGCAGAAATTGCTGTTGGCAGTGATCAAACTGTTGACATCACACAAGACGGCAGTGGACAACATAACGCTTCGGTATCTATGACAGGGTTTAGTGCAACACTTGACCTTGATCAATCTGGTTCAACAAATCAAACATATTCATTAAATCAAAACTGCCTTAACGCAAATGGTTGTGGTACAACTACTGTAAACCAACAGTAATAAATACAGTATGGAACAAAAAAGTCGTTGGCAACGATTCAAAGAATGGTGGACTATTGATCACGTTGTTGATCTTTGTGTTGATGCTTTACTTTTGATATGGGAAGTAGTTTCAAGTCCTATTCTTATTGTTGTTAGAATCATTAGACACTTTATAGGTGATTGGTTTGTTGGCGGACTAAAACGTATTGCAAGAGCAATAGTACATTGGTTTGCACGTAAACGTGAATATCGCAAAGCACATGGTCACGGAATACTTAGGACCTATTGGTGGTTAATTTTATTAAGTCCTTTTATATTTTTTATCTTGTTTATTTTCCTTGCAATTATTACTGGCGTTTCTCAAGACCTTTCTGTGATGTTAGAATTACTAATACGAGGGTGTGAGTCACTTCAGCCTGGGGCAGAACAATACTGGTGTAATACTGATTTGTGGTAAATACAAATAGCAGGGATAGGGCACCTGTAGAAAGTAGGGCATTATAATAGATCCAATAAGTGCAGTGATGGCCGCTACAACAGCGTTCAGCACCGTAAAGAAGTTTGTTGCCGCAGGGCAAGAGTTTGAACAAGTAGCAGGACAACTTGGCAAATGGTATACTGCTGTGTCTGATTTTAGACACGCACAACAAGAACAAAAGAAACCTCCAATATTCAAAAAATTATTTGCCGCTGGCAGTGTTGAAGAAGAAGCACTTAATTTACTAATACAAGAAAAGAAAATTATGGAACAAGAAAAAGAACTTGCCATACTTCTCAATTTGCGTTTTGGTCATGGTACTATGGACGAACTCAAAGAAATGCGTCGAAGCATAAGAAAGAAAAGAGAACAAACTGTTTATAAACAAATGCAACGTAGGAAAGCATTGATAGAAGCAATATCAATCGCTGGCTTATGTGTATTTTGTCTTCTTATGTTAGGCGGCTTATTATACTTTATTGCGAAAGCGAAAGGAATGATATAGAGTAAATGAAATACACCTATCAGGATTATGTTTTCGAACATGGTGGCGGTAAAAGTAAATTGTATAAAAATGGACTGCTACTGTTTCACGGAAACTCTTGGACAGGTATTAATATGTTTATAAGTCATACGGCTCGTGCAGAACCAGTCCTTGAGATGTTTAGAGCACAATTAGAACAACGTGAAGAAATCAAATTAAAAGCAGAAGCAAAGAAACCAAAAGAACCAGAACCACCTGTAATAGAAGAGCCAAAGAAGAAGCCAGTAGTTAGACGCCCAGGACGTGATATAGGTAGAATAGTACGTTGATACATGCATTTATATTAGTAGTATTGATTGGTGGAGACTTACAACCATCACCTATGTATTTTAGAAGTATTGATGTGTGTCAATACTATGCTAAACGCATACCAAGACAGTATGGAAACTATTCACACAGTAGTTTAGTACCTCCAGAGCATAGAATAACTGCTTATTGTAAGCCTACAAAAGTCCAGGACGGACCTTACATATACGATCATTGAGCCAAAAAAAACCGCCCATCTTATTTCTAAGTGGACGAACATGTTGGCGCCTTCTCCCAACTTGCGAATTCTGTAGTTGGATTGCCCTCACGCTCCAACTACTATTATTTATTGAGTAGATAAGTATTTTAAGTACTCGGATAATACTTGACATTTGGTGTACAATACTATATAATACATATAACGATCGTAAATAAAAGGGTTACAAAATGTTCTTAAACATCACAGGCGGCACAAAGAAAGAACGTGCATTAGTGGAAAGTTTGACTGTATTTTCAGGCTATTACCTAATGACAGACGCAACTGCTGACAAGTTAGAAATAGACATAGAACTCATAAACAATCTGTATAAAACTGAAGGTAATCTTGCTGATGTAGTATATGAGGATAGTAATCACAGACCTAAGGAATTCACAATACGTGTTGATAAGAGTTACTCTTTGCGTAGAATGTTAGAGTCAATAGCACACGAAATGGTACACGTTTCACAGTTTGCAACAGGACGTTGGGTAGAATTGGAGACCACAAAAACTACAAGATTTGATGGTAAGGAATATAAAAAGTTACCAAATTATTGGGACCGTCCTTGGGAGATAGAAGCACATGGGCGTGAAGTGGGTCTTTTCTTACAGTGGGTAGAAAAGGAAGGATTACAGAAAAAGCCATGGGCGTGGGACGACTTGGATAAGTACAAAGAAGCATATGAGTAAACAGAACGAATTCTTTTCAGCCGCTGATGCTATAGATCGTAATCTACTTGATAACGACATTCACTATCTCACTGGAGAAATCACAAGTGAAAATGTCAGTGAAACTATCAAATGGATCATAAGTGCAAATTTAGTCAAAAAACCAAAACGTACACTTCAATTGTATATCAATACCCCAGGCGGAGATCTCTATGAGATGTTTGCTCTTATTGATGTAATGAAGAACAGTTATCACAACATAAGCACTATAGGAATTGGTGCAGTTATGAGTGCAGGATTTTTAATCTTTGCAAGTGGTAAAGAAGGACAACGATATATTGGTAAAAATGCAGGTAGCATGAATCATCAACACAGTGATAATATGGATGCCAAAATGCATGACATCAAAGCACAAATGAAAGAGAACCAAAACTGCGAAACAAGATGTATGCAAATATTACGTGACGCAACTGGCATGACTATACAAGAAGTTCGTAATAAGTTTATCAAAAACCCTTCAGACCAATACTACACAGCCAAACAAATGGTTGACCTTAACATCGCAGATCATATCCTATAATTGGTAATTTTTTACTTGACTTTTTGATAACAAGGTAGTATACTATTGTTATAATTTAGACTTGAAAGGCACAATATAGGCATGGAACACTTATTTGATACAACAGAAGTATTAGCGAGAGCATTCGCGGCATATAGAATTAACAAAGAAGTTGTTAAGGACACACGTAGGTTCTCTGAGGATACTCCTACTTTGTTTTCTAACAAAGATATTTTAACGAACTGTCTTCAAAACACAGGTCCTACAGACTTTATCGTAGGAACATACAAGACGTTACCAGAAGATTATGAAAACGTTAAAGAGGCTGTTGCATTCATAAACAAGGATACCGCACTACAACAAATTGCAGGCACAATGAGTAACTTTATGGAAACACTTGTAGCACATATGAATAGTAAAGTAATACCAGCACGTGAGTTTGGTGTTGTTGCATTGTTACCAAAAGTATACTTTGAACAAAAGCATAAGAAAACTTATAAGAAACAGATTAAACAATCATTTGGTGAAAGCAAACATATTGGCTTACCAGGTGAAGTAATTACTGGCGAACTAACAGTGAACGAAATTAAATGGGTTGACAAATTTGGTTGTCATGTTATTAACGGCAACATGGGTGATAACCTTGTTTCGTTCTTTAAGGATTTTAAACCTGAGGCTGTACTGCCCAAAGTTAATGATGTAATAAAAGTAAAAGCAAAAGTAAAAAGACACGGCGAAAACTTTATTACAAAGTTACCAGAAACACAATTAAACTATGTTAGATTCAGTTAAGTATATGCAGTACAATATGAAACATTTCGAAGAGGAGAACTATATGTCTAAAAAAGTTGACCCTGCAGACTTGGTAGTATTCGAGGATAGTTTAGAGGACGGAGATTGGGGTTTAATCTTTGGTCCAGATGGAGAATTGAAAGGATTGTTTATTCCTGAAGGCAAAGAGGAACAAATGGTTCCAGAATCAATAATCAAAATCTGTCAGACTTTTTATGGTGTAGATTTGACAGACGATGATAACACAAATAAAACACTACACTAAAACTTATAAAGGAGATAAATGGAAATAATCGTAAGAAATAATAACGTTGAAAAAGCACTAAGGCTTATGAAACGTAAAATGAAAAAGAATGGCATGATGCAAGAACTCAAAGATAGACAGTACTATCAGAAGCCAAGCGAGAAAAGACGTGAAGCCAAGAAGCGTGGTATTGCCAGACGTAAAAAGGAACAAAGAATTGCAGACCTCAACAGATAGAAGATTTAAGTATAACGGTCACGGGTGGACTGAAGAAACAAAAGGATATGAAATACGTAAGCCTTTTGGACCTTGCCTTTATTTTGGAAAGTTCACAGATGACGAAGTAACGTTTTTACGAAAACTATCTGACGATGCACGTTCTATGAAAGACCCTATGGGCAAAAGTCTAAGCGGTAACATCGCCGGCCAATATGATATGAAGAATGTTGGTACACCAGAAGAACAAAAACAATTTATCGACTTGATGGCAGAACACTGCAACAATTATATTCGCAGTGGATTACAGGTAAGCAACCTTGATGAAATGCCAAGCGAAGAAGATCACAATCTTGCAATACAACTATTAGGTTATCCTTGGGTTAACGTAACTAAAGCAGGTGAGTTTAATCCTATGCATACACACCCGAACAGTTTAATCAGTGCAAGTTTATACATTGACATTCCTGAAGTGATCAAAGAAGAAAAGAAGGAAGTAGAAGAATTTACAAATCAACCTGTACCAGGAGACATTACATTTTCTGGAGGATTGATTGATGATATATGGCAAAGCAGTGGAGTAAACTACACACCAACAACAGGTGATTGTATTTTCTTTCCAGGCGCAATGCGTCATGCAGTATATCCTTATAAGAGTGATGTTGAAAGAGTTACTTTGAGTTTCAATATTGCTTCGTTTGGTTTTGTTAGCAAGACCAGAAATATAACGCAACCTTATAAAATGTGGTTTAACGATTATGACCGTTAATGTATATTGGACAAGAGCGATTGCTCCTGGTAGTGGTGAAAGACATTTCATTAGTCCACTACGATTTCAAGAGCCTGAGTTCCTGCACAAGAATATAGATTACAAAGAATACCTTGGCCCGGCACTATTACATTGTCCTGGCATGGTAGAAGAAATGACTAAAACAGTTGTTATCAAGTCACCAGTAAGTGTTGACCTTGAATACAATGATGATGGACAATTAAAAGTATACAGACAAGATCCAGAGTTTGGAGCAATATTCTTTGGAGACCCACAAGGCAAGAACGGTGTTCACCAACTTGGCTTTGGTTACATATTTTTTGCAGACAAGCCTTTAATGGCTACAAACTTACCACCGTATTATCATAACAACGGGTACACAGAGGCAGTCAATCCTTTATGTGGTAGTTATGACATTGGCAGATGGTTCCGTCCAGGTGTACGTCCTCTGTTCCAAAAGAAACCTGATGCAACACGTATTAGCATCAATGAAGGTGACCCATTAATGTATGTTAAGTTTAACACAGATGAAAAGATTAATCTTGTTGAGTTTGACGCACACGAGTTAGATCAATTAGGATTTCATAGTCCTATCAATGCTTGTATTACATTAAAGAATCAACTTCCACCTACACCTTTACACAAAGCATATGAATACTTTGACAATGCTCGTATGCGACAAAAAGTATTAAAGATTATCAAAAGGAATACAGTTTGAGCATGAAAAAATTTAAAGATAATATTGATGACTTCTTCAAGTGGGTCAAAGGAACAGAACTTGTCGAACTCGATGATATTGATGTAAGTGAGGATCCTGTTAGACCGGAACTTACATTAGGTTTTAGAATTACAAAAGGACGTAAAATATTTGGATTAAAATACAACGATGAAATAGAAGCAATCGTTTGTATTGCACTATGCCCTGAAGTTCCATTTACTGTAAGAGAAATGGATTACATGTCACAGGCGGCTAATCAAGAAGATCAAAGAGGTGAAATTGTAGTTGCATACACAGTTTGGTCACGTAAGCGTGGAGCAGGTAGAGAAATAATTACAAAATTAAGAGATTGGACTATTGCAAACAAGTTTAGTAGACTTGTTACACTGTCGCCATTAACACCTATGGCAACACATTTTCATATTAAGAATGGAGCAAAGCAAGTCCATATTAATGATGAAACACAGAATTTCGAGTATAAACTATGAACTTCGAGTTTGAAGATTATAGAAAGCGACCAGAGCCAGAAGACATAGGGCAATGGCCGTTTTACTATGTTCCAGCAAGAATGGTAAAGGCGTATCTTTTTAAGATCTTTGTATTCTTTTATATACTGCCTATTTTATTATTTGGAGGATGGTTCGGAAGTTTGGCAACATTTTTTCTTTACTTTGTAGTATGGGATGTGTTAGAATATTATAATATTAAAAAAAGGATATACGATGGCGAATAGCAGTGTTTACGAAAAGACTTGCATGGTTACATGCACAGACAACGATAAAGTTGTACAAGCGGAAGTTGATAACTTCAGAGAAAAAGAATCATTGAATGTATTCATTGCAACAAACAAAATTCATATGAAGTGGAATGGTAGAAGTATCTACATAGGAAATCAGTTTGGATACGAGTTTACCACACCAGGACCAAAAGAAGTATATAGAACAAGGGAGGGGCGACATGCCTAATTTAGTACCAGTAGTAATCGAAAAAGAACAACGTGGCGAACGTAGTTATGATATCTATAGTCGTCTACTCAAAGATAGAATCATTATGTTAGATACAGATGTTAATAGTACATCAGCAAGTTTGATTGTATCGCAGATGCTTTTCTTGGAAAGTGAAAATCCAAGTAAGCCAATTAACTTTTATATTAATTCACCAGGCGGTAGTGTAACCGCAGGTATGTCAATCTATGACACAATGCAATTTATTAAATCACCTGTGAACACTATTGTAATGGGTCAAGCGGCCAGCATGGGTAGTTTCCTTGCAATGGCAGGAGAGCCAGGCAAACGTAAAATATTGCCACATGCAAGACACATGATTCATCAGCCATTAGGTGGAACACAAGGACAAGCAAGTGATGTTGAGATCCAATACAAAGAATTACAACATTGGAAAGAAACATTAACTAAACTGTATGAAAAGCACACAGGACAAAGTTATGCTACACTTGAAGCAGATATGGATAGAGATAACTTCATGAGTGCCGACGAAGCAGTTAAGTATGGACTTGCAGATACGGTAGTCGCTAATCGTGGATAAATTTTGCGACCATACCTTTGCTTTATTTGATCACGAGTTTGCTGATCATGCCAGTCATATGTGTATGATCAAAGACAAGGCTCGTTGTCAAGGTTTCTTTAGTAGAATTAAAAAACACGCAGAAGGTAAAACTGTAATTGACTTTGGAGCAGGCACAGGATTGCTTGGTATCTATGCGTCAATGCAGGGTGCAAAAGAAGTATGGTTCTGTGAGAATCAAACAAGTTTACATGGAACCATTGAAGAACTATGTAAACTAAACAATGTTACAAACTATAAAATAATCGCAGATGTTAACGAGGCTCCATCAAATTACTTTGATTTAGTTATTAGTGAAACACTTGGTGACATTGGTATTGAAAGAAACTTTACACGTATCTATAGCGACTTGATTGCAAGGCAAAAAGGTTGTGTTGCTATTCCAGACAAGATCAACTTGTATCAAAGCACATTATTTTTAGAAGAAGTTGAAAAGGAAAAACGTTACATTGAACAGTTTCCTATTAACTTAAAGATGGGTATGCTATATCCATTACCAGGATTACGTCCTACACGCATTGACGATCATCCGTTAGACAACGAAACACTTATGTTTAGTCTTGATCTAAAGAACTATCCTAAAGATGATGATCTTAGATTTATCATGGAAGTACCAAAGCCAGAAGGACATAACTTTATGGTGTTCCATTGGAAAGCATACAGTGAAGAATCAGAATTCGTAAATAACAATCCAGGACGTAGCAGTGATAACTTTAATCACTGGTGTCAATTAGGTTTTCATATACCTAAGGATAAAACATTAGGCATTAAATTAGATATTCAAAGAGGCCCGTTTGTATTGTGTGGTAATCCACACACAGACTTTGTAGACAAACCTAAAGAGTATGACGAAAAATATTACGAGCCAAGTCCAGATCAATTCGTGCCAGAAGTGAAACAAGACAAACCAGGTAATATTTTATGGACGGCATAGACAATCTATCACAGTTAAGTCCAGCACTTATGAACGACAAGCACGACCTTGTGAAGTTTCACGAGTATATGTTAACTTGTCCGGAGTACAAACCTAACAAGTCTTTTACATGCGGACCATTCAAAGACAGTGAAGAATGGAATGTAGACCCTAATGGTCCTACACGTTATAACATTAATGAGTATGGCTTTAGAGGCGATTGGAATCTTGACCTAAGCAGAAAAGTACGTATTGCAGTGTTTGGTGACAGTTGCACATTTGGTGTAGGTGTAGATGAAGAAGATACATTTGTACAACACCTTAACAAGATGTATCCAAGTTATTCATTGTTAAACTTTGGTATGGTAGGAAGTAGCATAGAGAACATTGCTAAATGCTATAGTGTAGCAAAACGTGTTATAGAATTTGACTTTGCACTAATGCTATTACCAGACCATGGACGTTTTTGTTGGCCAGTATACAATCACCCAATTTGGCAACACACAAACTTATTACCAGGTCCTGGATTAGATCCTGATAACAAAGAACATTTAGATTATTTTAAAAGCAACAACGAACTATTAGAAACTAATAGAACAATTAATTACTTGAATTGGATTAACGATATTGCTATAGATAAAACTTTAAGCATATGGAGTTGGAGTAAAGAAACCAATAACATAATTGAACAAGTTATGCCTGAAAGTGTATTTGCAAATATTGATCCAAAAATTGTAGAAACTGATCATGCTCGGGACCATCAGCACCCTGGGCCAAAAACACATAAACGTATTGCTGAGTACTGGTATGAATCATTGGAGTTTTAAATGGATATTAAAAAAGAAATTGCAGACATGAAAGGCATTCCAACTATTGAAGTTTTGAATGAACAACTTCGTAAGGAAGTTTTACAAGTTACATTTTTAAAATTAGATGGCGACAAACGTATTATGGATTGCACAAAGTCTTATGATGTTATTCCAGAAGAACATAAACCAAAAACTGACAAGCAACCTAAGGAAGGTACTGTTACAGTTTGGGACGTGAATGCCAAGGGTTGGCGCAGTTTTCGTTACGACAGGGTCCAAGAAGTAGGGTCAGTGCCACCGGCCAGTGATAACTAATAATATTACGCTGGCATAGCTCAGTTGGTAGAGCAACTGATTTGTAATCAGTAGGTCCGCAGTTCGAATCTGTGTGCCAGCACCATTAAGGAGAAAGATGATGGATATGATTTGGCATATATTGCTTACTGCATGTTTAGGAAATTCTTGTGTCGAACAAGATGTGCAATGGTTTGAGACAAGAGAAGAGTGTGAAGCAAAGTTACCTGAGTACCTTGCTATTCCGCCGGACAATAATTGGACATCAGTGACTTATCAATGTAAGCCACTTAATTCATTATCAACATAACTACGAGGAAAAAACTTTATGATCAAAGGATTTAAAATTCCACAAACAACATTCAAAGTTAGAAATGGCGACTCAGTCTTAGATGATGGTTGCAGTTTTGACGAAGGAATGTGGACAACAATGACAACAGACGATTACTTCAAAGGTAGACGTGTGGTGTTGTTTAGTCTTCCAGGTGCATTTACACCAACTTGCACAAGCACACAGTTACCTTCATTTGAAGAAAACTATGCTAACATCAAAGAATTAGGTATTGACGAAGTATACTGTTGTTCAGTTAATGATACATTTGTAATGAATGCATGGGCTGAGATACTTAAAGTAAACAATGTAAAAGTTATTCCAGATGGATCTGGTAACTTTACAAGATTTATGGGTATGCTTATTGGTAAGAACCACAGAGGCTTTGGTAATAGAAGTTGGCGTTACATGGCTGTGATCAACGATGGTGTTGTTGAGCAGTGGTGGCAAGAACCTGGTATTAACAATAACGGTGAAGATGATGATCCGTATATTGAAACTACACCAGAAAACATGATGTCTTATTTGAAAGATGTGCATTTTGCACCAAAGGCGGCAGAATAATGCATCATCAAACAGATACGTTACACCCAAGCGAATACTTTAGTGTCTTTCCTACCTGTGTTGGTATGTATGATATTAAAGGATACCACCCAGCAGAGGAACCAAAGACTATGTCTTTGATTCAAAATGAACAACCAACGGATGTATTAGATACACTACCGTTATTGAAGAAGTCCATTAATGACTGTATCAAAGCATATACTAATGAGTATGGTGTAGATTATCATGAAGTGAATGAATCATTTTACGAGGTAATTGAATCTGGTAAAGGAGTTGATTCAAAATCTTATGATAACAGTCTGTTTGTTGGTTACTACTTTCCGATAGCAATAAAGGATAGTATTGATTTGATTCTTGAACAACCTTACAAGAATCCAATCGCGGCTCCGGCAGATAAATCCGTGAGCATTTACACAGCACCGAGCGAGAAGTTTATAATTGACACCGGAAGATGTATTATAACTCCTGCACATTTGGTAAGAAGTATCACACCAAATAAATCGGAGAAGCCTGTGAATATGATTACATTTACAACTAAGGTCGTAGACATTGAAAAAATTACTTTCAACGACTAAGAAAGAACGAAAGACACTGTTCGGCAGTGTTCTTTGGGTAACTAATACAACTTTTGGTTACATAAGTGTTTGACTTTGTTTGCAAATTAGTGTATAATGTAATAGTTGGTAAGGATAGTATCTTTATCGCAAACTTGAGTAAACTTTAATTATATATAGGAGAAGTTATAATGACTAAAACTACAATTCAAGAAAGAGTACTTACTGCACTCCAAGACGGTAAAGCACTTACAAGTGCAGATCTTAAGAACAGATTTAAGGCTGGTAACCCACAAGCGGTAATCCAAGCACTTAAATTTGCTGGTCACCCAGTGTTCTTAAACACAAGAAAAAACAGCAGAGGTACAAAAGTATCAAGATACGTAATGGGAACTAAGGCTCCTAAAGCGGTTATCGGTGCTGGTTACAAAGCATTAGCAAAAGGTCTATTAGACAACTAATAGCAATTTTGTTATTTTCTAAGATAGGCGGCCTTTGTGTCGCCTATTTTTTTGACTAAATAATTATACAACGTTCAGCCGATTATAGGCCGGAAGTAAGCATCTATGCTGAAGGAACGCACTTAACTGTAAAAAGGAGAGTGTAATGAACAGATACGATTACCTACTTAAATCATACCGTGAGCAAAAAATGAGAGAACGCAAGGAGAAAATCCTTATGAACACTCGCTCTGAAGTAAACGTGTATGGAAATGGTACGACTGGATATACTGTTACAACTGGACCAAACACTGGTAAAGTCTTAAAACATATATCTATCAACCACGACAACAAGTAACCAAAATAGTACTTGACAATACGGGTGCAATCTTATATAATAATAACTATGCACCCGTAGCTCATCTGGATAGAGCGTATGTTTGCGGAACATAAGGTAATAGGTTCGAGTCCTGTCGGGTGCGCCAAAATGATAAATAACGAGAAGAAAAGTTAAGCCGGTGCTCACTGGCAAATTTTTTTTGACACATAACTCAGAAGGAAAAGAAATGACGCAAATAATATCCCCAAGTAAATTTACAGAAACAGTTGGCCTTTTAAGGTCATTTTTTTTGGAAAAAGGATTTCTCGAAGTCCACACACAAAATAGATTAAGCATACTGGCGGCATGCGAAGATCCATTTAACGTAGCAACATACAAGTACGCCGGAGAAACATGGCCCTTACCGCAAACAGGCCAAATGTGGCTTGAACACGAATTATTAAGTAGCCCCTCTTCGAAGGGGTTTTTTTGTGTCTCCACTTCCTATAGACAGGAACCTAATGCAATACCAGGTAGACATGATATAATATTTCCAATGTTTGAATTTGAGATGCCAGGCAACATAGATGATCTTAAAAAGATGGAATACGAACTATGTGAATACTTAGAGTTCAAGAAGCCTACAGAAAAAACTTATGCTGAATGGCAGGCAACTTATAATGTAGAAGGCGAACTTACAGCAGAACACGAAACTAAAATGTTTAACGATTACACATCAACAATGATTACAGACTTTCCAGAGTTTACAAGTCCTTTCTGGAACATGAGTAGATATGGCGACGGTATACACAGCAAGAAGATTGATGTGATACTTGGCGGAATGGAAACTATTGGATCTGCAGAACGTAGTTGTGATGTTGATATGATGCGTGATACATTTCATACAATTACAAACGGTGAATACTCAGCATTGTTATTCAAACTGTTTGGTAAAGAAAGAGTTGAAGCAGAACTTGAAAAGTTTTTAGAGTTTGAATTCTTTCCAAGAGTAGGCGGTGGTATTGGTATGACACGTATGATTGCGGCCTTAGATACGAAGTAACAATAATCTGGGGTGGTGAAATTGGTAGACACGCACGATTGTTTCTCGTGTGATGAATGACGGCAAATTATTTATCGTGGAGGTTCGAGTCCTTCCCCCAGAGCCAATTCATACTGTGTTAATGTTCTAAATCATAAATATTTACAGTACATTAATTGTACTGTGGACCGCGGTCATAAGACAACCGGCACGTAACTCTAACTTGGAGAAACACGATGCAATGGACTACTCCACAAATTGTAGAAGTGTCAGTAGGTTTAGAAATAAACTGTTACGCTTGTGCAGAAATTTAGGTTGACTTTAGATTATTAAGAACATATAATATAATTTTAACTTGGAGCCGACTTGTAATGAGAAGGCTCCTTTTTTTATGAAAGGACCGTCGATGAAAACATTTGGTTTCGAAATAATTTTATTTGGTTGGCTTGCCTATAATATATTTGTAGAGATACATGATTATATTGCAGAGTCAATAGAAGAAGACGAGCAAACAATAGTTGCACCTGAACCTGTAAACCCAGGAGCAACCAATGTTAAGTAAATTTATGATTATAGTATGGTTGGGATATAACTATGAACAACCTGTATTAATAGGGCATGTAGAAAACTGTGATAACGGAATGAAGATTGCAGAACAGTTACACCCTGACCACAAAGCCTATGCTTGTTTCTCAGAAGAACACTGGGAAAAGAACAAGTGGTTTATATTACAGTGGTAGTCTATTAGTACATAGGTACAAACTATTAGACTGTACTGCTTTTCTGTGCTATTATAGTTTAAATATAGTAGAAGGAGAGCAGTTCATGCCACCACGTAATCACAAGAGTTGGTTAGCAAAGCCTAACGTAGAATCAATCAGTAGCGAAGCCTACAACTGTCCAGAAATATTTAAACAAGAAATAGAACGTATCTTTTCAAAGGTATGGGTACCTGTTTGCCATATAAGTGAAATGCACGAAACAGGAAACTTTAGAACAACACAAATTGCAAACGTGAATGTTATAGTAGTAAATGACTATTATGGTGTACGAGCATTTTTAAATGACACAATACAACAAGTATCAGGAACATTAAGTTGTTCGTATGAAGGTACAGAATTACATTGCGAAGTAAAGCATGGAGGTATGGTATGGGTAACACTTGATCCTAATCCGTCCATGGACGTAGAACAGTGGACCGCAGGTGCATTTGATTGTATAGCAGATGCTATTGACACAGAAGAAATGGAAGTGTTTCATTATCACAAAGCAATCATAGATACAAACTACAAACTATGGCATGACACAAACAGTGAGTTCTATCACGACTTCATGCATTACTTTAACCGTGTAAGTGGATTCAATGACGAATACTTTGCACGTAAGAACATACCGTTTGACAACGGGCATGTGAACGTAAGTTCATTTACTGTAAACTATGAGGAGTACGACGGCTTTGAAGATAGAGGCGAACTGTCATTTCCTAACCTACCACCCAACCAATGGTATATGGTAGACTTGTTTCCAGGATATAATTTTAATTTACGCGGGAGTGCGTATCGTTCGGACTCAGTGACTCCATTAGGTCCTAACCGTGTGCTGATCGAGTTTAGGGGATACGGACTAAAAAAAGATACAAAAGAAGAAAGACTGACACGAATCAAACATCACAACAGTATATGGGGACCATTTGGTCGAAACCTCCATGAGGATCTAATCGGAGTTGCTGGGCAGGGTACAACTATGCGTGAAGGAACTGAAAATAGACGCATACTACATGGTAGACATGAGAACGGTACTATACATGACGAAGTAGGTATGCGACATTATTATACAGAATGGGGTAAACATTTGGATATGGATCCTTATGCGTAGACGATTGTTTAAATTTTTAGATTGGTTATCTCGAGACATAGGTCCTAAACATATGGGTCGTAACTAAACAAAACTGGTTGACTTTAAAACACTTTGACTGTATATTAAATATAATAACAGTTGAAGGATACCCCTATGTGGAAAGATGAATATTGCGAGTTACCTCCAGAAGAAAACAAATATGACAAAATTGCGTTTTTGGTTGCTATGATAGGAGCCACAACCGTTGCCATTATGCAACCTGATAATCAGTTGTTAGTAGTGGTAGTAGGGTTAGGGCTATATATTGGTATGCGATGGTCAAGAGCAGTATGAACATGTGGGAAATTTGGTGTAAAGCGATAGGAGAAAAAGCATATGAAGATAGTAATCGGTCTGACAGAGTTGCAATTATACGTAGTTGCTGGGTGGTGTTGCACATTTTTACTTGCCTTGCTATTATCTTAAATGCAATAGCAAATCACGGCTGGGGTTTATTTGGTTTTTGATAAAAAAGTTCTTGACTTTTTGGAGTAATGATAGTATTATATAAACATAATTAGGCATACAGAGAGGCAACTATGAGAACACAACCACAGGACGTAATAACAAAACTTGAACAACACAATAGCAGATTGGACAAAGAGACTATTCTGTTTGGTGCAATGGGCGAAGGACTTGATGAGTTTTTCGAAGGTGTAACAATGGCACTTGACCCACTTGTAACATTTGGTGTAAAACAAGTTCCAGAGAAATCAGAAAACGAAGTACTTTCAGCACAAGGGTGTGAGTGGAAGATATTCAAAGAACTTGCAGACAAATTGATTGCAAGAGAACTTACAGGACATGCGGCAAGAGATGCTATTGAACTTGTAATGTCAACTGCAACCGCAGAGCAATGGAATGGTTTCTATCGTAGAATTCTTATTAAAGATTTACGTTGTGGTGTTTCAGAAAAGACTGTAAACAAAGTTGCTAAAAGATTTAATGCTAAAGGCCAAACAAAATATGTAATTCCTACATTTACTTGTGCCTTAGCACATGACTCTGCTAACCATGAAAAGAAGATGTCTGGTAAGAAACAGATTGAAGTTAAACTTGATGGTGTAAGAGTTATTACAATCATACAAGGTGACAAGGTTGAGATGTTTAGTAGAAATGGTAAACAGTTTCATAACTTTGAACACATCATCGCAGAGATAAAAGAAGTATTAAAAGAAAAGCCTGCACCATATGACATTGTATTAGATGGTGAGGTAATGAGTGCTAACTTCCAAGACCTTATGAAACAGGTACATAGAAAGAGTGGTGGCAATGCCGACGATGCAGTATTGCATTTGTTTGACACTATTCCTTTAGCCGATTTCAAACAAGGTGGTTGGGATAAGCCACAAAGTTTTAGAAGCCTAATTACTAAACATTGGGTAGAAGAGAACCAGGACGTTTTAAAGCACGTACAAGCACTTGAATGGGAAGATGTAGACTTAGACACTCCCGAAGGTGAGAAACGCTTTGTAGAGCTGAATAAGACGGCTGTAGACGGTGGTTACGAAGGGGTTATGATTAAGGACGTTGAGGCTCCTTATGAATGTAAACGAACTCATGCATGGTTGAAAGCAAAACCATTTATTGAGGTAACATTGGAGGTTATGGATGTCGAAATTGGGACAGGACGTAACGAAGGAAGATTGGGAGCATTTGTCTGTGCCGGCAATGATGACGGTAAAGATATCAAAGTTAATTGTGGCTCCGGCTTTAGTGACAGTCAACGTGATAGTTTTTGGACTGATCGTAGTAGCATTGTTGGACAACTTGTTGAAGTGAGAGCAGATGCTATAACACAAAATCAAGACGGAACGTATAGTTTACGTTTTCCAAGATTTAAAACATTTCGTGAGTATAAAGGAGAAAAGTCATGAGAGAGTTTATCTACAATAGTTGGAATGGTATAATGGATCACAATAAGAATCCCTTAAGACACATTCCAGACATGCAAGTCAGACATATGGTAATGCAAGTATTGGCCTTTATGTGGTCAAGTGTATTTGCAATATTGATTGTTGATAGTGTATGGGCATTTGGAGTTAGTGCTATTGGACACGTGGTGTTTGTGTCAGCAATAGTCATTACAGTTGCAACATTTAAGGTTGCAGAAACGAATCCAGGAGCATTTAAGTTTAGGAAAGGATACCATTCACATGGTAGAGGTAGAAACTATACCATCTATCGTGACAAGGCTGGTGTAGTACATAAGGTATATCTGCCCCCAAACGATCCTGGTGGGGAACACGAATAGGAGTAAGTATGAAGATAGCAACAAAAGATCCGGGTGATGGTCACTTCGCGGTCAGCATAGTAAAAAGTATATTTAGATTTATAGCGTCTGGATTACTTGCAGTAGCAGGCTATAATTTGTGGACAGGAGAGATTATGTACACAGATTTTTTTATAACAGAAGTAGGGTTTCTAATGATGCTTTCAGGAGCAATGTTATTCCTTGCTGAAGTACTTGGAATTGTAGAGGAGATAGTATAATGATCGGAGAAGGTCCAATGAAGCAACATCTTGAAAGAGATACTGACGGCATGATCAAAGCAGAGTACACAACATACACAATAAAAAATGGTGTACTTCTTAAAGAAACGTCAACAAGACAGTTTCAAAAGAGTGGTGACTACCACGACTCTTTTTACAGTGATCCGTTAGTTCAAATCAAAGACGAGTAGTATGACTACAGATGAACAATCTGAATGGCCCGACTTCTCGACTTTCACACGCCAAAGCAATTGGAGAAACTTTATTCAAGAGATTTGGATGAAACACAAAGATGAAGTTATGGCATGGGAACAACGACAAGTTGACTACACTTTACAAGATTATTATCAACAACACAAATGGTTTTTACGAAGACTATTCAGAGCCGAAGGTGGTAAGGTAAACACCGAAGAATAATAATTATAAGCCATTTTTGCTTGACTTTTAATTATTAGACTATATAATATACAAAACTTGAGGAGAATTATAGATGGCTTTGACCGCCTTGAAGGGAATTAAAACAAAGAAAAGGAAACCTGTTCGTAGAGCAAAGAGTACGAACAGTGAAGTTACTTGGACAGAAGAAGATTTAAAAGACTGTAGTCCTGAGAACTTTGGCAGACGTTCGTCACAAGCATTAGATTATTATCGAATGGAATGTAAGTCAGCAGACTTTAAACGTTGGACGTTAGAATATATGGAAAAGCAAGATGCTTGGCGCCAACACGTTCCTAAATTTAAAAAGGTTCCCGAAAATAGATACAGTAGCACACTTGGCGGTATGTGTCGTATGCGATTGTTAGGTAAGCCAGATGTTAACGAAGCATACAACAAGTATTGGGAATCACTTGCAGGTACAATGGGTACACCTAAGCCTATGAGTGAAAGCATTAATAGATGGCTTGAAGAACTACAGTTCAAAGCAGATGCATTTCACAGACAGCAGGAAGAAGAAAAGAAGCAAGAAGAAAAGAAGAAGAATGTTCATGTTCCAACTATCCAAGAACGTATTTGGAATCAAATGTGTATCATGGACGAAAAGCCACAGGGTTGGTTAGATACTTGGGCCGATGATCCTCTTGCATTTAATCCTAAAGAATTTAATTTTAAGAAACATTTTTATGAGTTTAAGGTAACACAAGCACATGCCAGGAAACTTAAAGAGTGTTACGTAGACGAAATCAAGGAACTTTCAGAAGTACTTGACCCACCTAAACTGCCTGCAAATGCAACAGACCAAGAAAAAGATTGGGCGGCACAGTTAAAAGAAGGTTATGCTATCTTTAGTAAAACAGATATTAAAAAGAAACTACAAGCACTGAACACGTATATGGGTGCATTAGACGTAGTTATTGAAACTGCTAAGGCATCACGTAAGCCACGTAAAAAACGTTCAATTAGCAAAGAAAAACTAATTGCAAAATTGAAGTTTGCAGTTAATGACAGCAAGTTTCAATTGGCAAGTATTAATCCTCTTGAGATTCCAGGCTGTAATGAACTTTGGGTGTTTAATACTAAGACACGTAAACTTGGAAAATATGTTGCTAAAACTATTGACCCATTAGGACAGGAACGTGAAGGTACAGGCCTTAGTATCAAAGGAACTACAATCACGCAGTTCAATGAAGAAACCAGCGTACAAAAGACCTTACGTAAGCCTGAGGAGAAATTAAAAGAGTTTAAAGACACAGGTAAACGTAAATTAGTTGATTTCTTAGATACTATCAATGCAGTAGATATCAAACTTAATGGTAGGATAAATCCGGATACTATACTTCTTAAAGCAGTTAGATAAATACTGTTATGCAATATAGTGACATAGACAATAACGAAATTACGAAAATCAAACAGGGGCTGATCGAACTTGGCAATAGCATTGAAATCATTGCCGGTAGAGTTGTACCTGTTCAGAGAATTGAAGATCGCCAACTGACTGGTAATGCTATTCAAGGTGGTAAGATTACACAATTTAGAAGTACTGGTATTACTGACCAAGCAAACAAAACTGTTCTGCTTGTAGATAATGCTGGCGTTACTACAGACACTTTAGTTGTAAAGACACTTGAAGGTGATGTTGATGTAAATGGCAACATGAAGGTCGACGGACACCTTGAAGTAAACAGCCTACACGTAAACGAATTAACTGCTGACGTTAGACAAGAGCGAAGCAGTTCATTAACGTTCGATACACAAAACGGGAATTCACCCATAGGCAAAGGCTTAGTATGGCAAGACGGCGACAATGCTAAATCGTTTATTTTACAAACGAATCCAAGTAGACTTTGGAGTAGTCATTCAATCGACTTGCACCGCGAAGCAAACTTTTCAATTGACAATGTACCAGTAATCACTGCAACATCATTAGGTGAAACAGTTACTGGATCTAAACTTAGATCAGTAGGTAGATTACAAGGACTCGAAGTTGACGGAGACTTAAATGTAGACGATTTTGTTTTCTGGGACAGTGGCGCAATGCGTATGTCAATTGGTACAGAAGCACCTAACGGACAGTTGAGTATTAGTAGTGAAGTTACAGAATTTATTGTTGAACCAGAATATGAAACAGTAAAACTTGGAACTTACAGTACAAGTGAATTAAAAATTATCACTGACAACACAACAAGAATAGGTATATCAGCATACGGACATGTAACAATAGGTCAGAAGGAAAACACTGAAACTAAGATTAGCATGTTTGGTAAGGTTGGTATTGGAGTAGCAAATCCAAGTGCGAACTTTGAAGTTGCTGGTCCAATAAAGTTTGAAGGTAAGAAGTTTGCGACAGGCAGTGACGCTCCACAAGATGGATTATGGAAAAACGGCGACATTGTTTGGAACAACTCACCAGAAGCGGGTGGTTGGATAGGCTGGATTTGTGTACGCGAAGGAACACCAGGACTATGGAAACCATTCGGTAATATCGAAGGGTAGTCCATGAAAAATAACAAAATTAATAGCCATGTCAAGGCATGGAGTTGGATAGGCAAGGTTGCACCACTAACTGCACTCTTGGCCTTATTGCTAATCTTAGTATTTGATTTCAATACTATAACTGAATGGGTAATATGTTTTATTGCTTTAGCATTTGGTGTAGTAGCATTTACTTGGTGGTGGTGGGTTATCTACGCAGTAAGAGAACTTAACAGGTTACTTACAACTACATCAAATCGTTTTGAGCAAGTGATGAAAGATATCAGAGATCTTAAAGACGACTTCCGTAAAAATAAAAAATAATATTAGATAATATCGATTGCTTGTGCGGCAATTACTTGCCAACCGTTTGCACCATAGATCATTGTAACTGAATCATTAACAGCATCCATTGTAATTGATGTACCGTTTGCAAAGGTAGTTGGAGTAATAGTTGCGTTACCGCCGTCTACTACCATTACAATTATTTTCATCTGACCTATTGCACCATTTGCCAATGTAAATGTATCTGCGCCAGTTGTTGTAATTTCAGTGTATAATGTTGTTAGGTTAATTGCACCTGGACCACTAATAGTTTGTCTACTACCAGTAAAGGCACCTGCCGCTGTTAACGGACCTTGTATGATTACTTCACCTGAAGTTGCTCCAGGTTCAATAGTAATATCTCCAGCCGCTCCAGCACCCTGTTGTATCTTAGTTGTTGATACATAATGAGAAGTACTTACAGATATTGGCCTGTCAACTGAGATCCAATTTTGAGTGTCATCAAAGTAGAACATTCTCGTACCGTCTTCGTTGTTAAACTCTAATCTGTTATTGTTATTTGTAATGGTTCCTGCTAAAGTGGCACCATCATCACTGTAAAATGCTAAATCACCATTGATCTGAGTATCAACTAAACTTAATGATCCATCTACCTGTTGACGATAAATTTCCCAAGTATTAAGATGTGTTCTATAGAATGTGTATTCATATATGTTTAAAGAATTTATTGCACTTGAAACAGCACCTAAATCTGTTGGCGTCTGTGTAACACCATTAACTTCTATCGTAGGAATATAAGCAGTACCACCTTGTACTATATGTATTCTTACACGTCTTACTCTTTGTGTACTTGTTTCAAGTCCTGTAAAGTTTGCAACAAGAGCGCCGCTTGGTGCGTTCCAATAAACGTTCTGTGTGTCAGTTGTATCAATTTCATATGTTCCAGTTGATACGTTTGTGTACAACATTTTTTCTTGAATACCTGGACTTGAACGTAATTCTCTTTCAAGTGTTACCGGACTTGCTATTGTAAAAGGTTGTGCCGCATTGGCTACGTTAGCAAGTTTACCATTTGCGTCTACACCAACACCATTATTAAATTTAATAACACCTGTACCTGACATGGTAATTGAAGTATCTGATGCAATAGTTAATGCACCTGTTTTGTTTATGTTTGCATTTACTTCACCAACTATCTGGTTAGCCGTAGCATCGACTAATTTTGATGTACCGTTCGTTCCGTATGCATCACTCATCATCTTGAAGCCTGTGATGTTACCAGCAGTAATTGTACCTACAGTATCTGTAAAGGTTCCTATCTCAGCGTTAGCAGTTGTTACTTGTGAGTTATTAACTTCTCCTAATACTGTACCTGTGTTACCATCAATAACTGTTGAACTGTCATCAATAGCAAACACTGAACCTTTTAGGTCGCCTACAAATCCTTCGCGAGCAAAAATTGGATTATTAATAAATGGTGTTCTCGCATCAATACCTGTGTTACCATCAATATATACCGTATTTGTTCCATCTGCCTTTGTTCCAATAAAAATATCATTGCCGCCTTCAGCAATTATATTAATTGTACCATTTTCTGCAATAAGATTAAGAAACCCTCCAGTTGTAGCGTTTACGTTTATAGTTCCTGTAGAGTTAAGGTTTATACCACTTGTTGTTGTAGCAGTATTAAACTGTGATGAAGTTACAGTAAATGGAGTATTACCTACATTAATATCAGCAGTAAGATAACCGTTGACAGCGTCTACAAGTTGTGTGCTGTCATCAGCAAATACACTACCAGTTATTTCACCGTCGAATGTTCCTTGTAGGTGTCCGTGGAATGTGTTAGCATAGACATTGTCGTATGGCTCACTGCCTCTACCAATGTCATTAACACCAAGTGGTGCAAGGTCACGTGTTCTTACTGTACCAGTACCGCTTTCAGTTCTTAGTACAGGATTATCTGTAATCTCAATTATTTCATAGTATGCTTGAAGTTCAAGTGTAATAGTTCCTGTGTTACCTGAGATGGTAAACACTGCTCTGTATTGTCCGCCACTGTTATCTGCTTCATTGTATAAGTTTGAAAACTCGTATGGTACACCTGCTACACCTGAAACTGTATCAAGTGTTGTCCAAGTAACACCGTTAAATCTTTGTATACTTGCCGATACTGCTGTTGCAGATGTTCCACTATCTAATTGGTAACCTACTGTATATTGCAGTACGCCTTTAGATGGTTTACTGTTAAATGTAAATGTCTTTGTAACAGTGTTAGATGTAATTTCTCTTTGATCTATTGCAAGTCTAAGTGCATCGCCTACTGTACCAGTACCTAAAAATTCTGATGTTGGAGAAACAAATCCATCTTCAGTTGTACTGCTTGTGATGTTTCCAACTTCAATGTCTTGTATGTAAAGTTGGTTAGTAGTAATAGCATTTCTTTTTGTTACAGTATGTAACGTATCTATTTCTGCTACTGCAAAAGAACCGATTTCAATTTCGCTTCCGTTCTTTCTTGTTAGTTGTATACCACCAGCCGCTGATAATTCAACGTGTGTTGTTGCGGCGTTTACATCTGTTAATTCTATTTTTGTTGTTCCTGGAGGTACATCTAAATTGTAATCAACATCAATCATCATAATGTCGTTACCAGCAGTGGTTGTTATAGTACCACCCTGTCCAACGTTATCGTGTGATCCGTAATAAAATGTTGTTGGTGCTGAATCGTTTAGTTCAAGTCTTATTTTTCTTGTTGTTGCACCTGTGAATCCAAGTTTGTAATTGGCCTTAGTTACTGCTACATCATCAAGCAAGTAAGTTACACCTGTTTCGTATTCTTCTCCGCTGATAGCACCACTTACAGCACCGTCGGCTGTGTTACTGAATACCATTGGACTTAGATAACCACCGTATGATGAGTTGGTAGCATCAGTTTGATCAAAAGTATATACTTGACCTTTTTGAAGTGTAAGTGCTTTTTGCTCAACACCGTCAAGGTAGTAAGCACCCATTGCCACACCGCCACCTGTATCAAAACCTACTGTAACAGTTATAGTCGCACCTGGACTTACAGTTGGTACATTCCAACTGATTCCATCACCTCTGCGAATACTTAAACTATCCTGTGTATTATCTGCTTCAAGTGTTTGCTCCAGAGTTGTACCGTCAGGAGAGTAAAGTTTAATGTATCTAAATATATCGTAAATTGCTGTGGGCATACCAGTATTGTTCCTATTAACAGTAGTATTTATTAAATATTCGTATGTTAGTAGTAGGCAACGGAGAAAGCCGTAAAGGCATTGTATTAGACCATATTGACGTTCCTAAGGTAGGCTGTAATGCTATTTTCAGGGAAGCAAAAGTACTTCATATTGTGTGTTGTGATCAACGCATGGCTCAAGAAGCAGTTAATAACTTCGTAAACTTGAAGTCAGGTATTTGGACACGTTTAGATTGGTTAGAACATTTTAGAGGTAAACACAATGTAAATTGTGTTCCTGGTCTGTGGTATGCAACAGACGAAAAAAGAGATCAACCATTTCATTGGGGTAGTGGATCGTATGCAGTATTAATTGCTTGTATGCAATCAGCACCTAATGACACAGTTGACTTATTAGGTTTTGACCTTTATGGTATTGATAAAAAAGTAAACAATATGTACAAAGGTTCACGTAACTATGCAGATGCAGATTCAAAAGAGATTGATCCAAGTTTTTGGATACACCAAATAGGCAAATGTATGGAACACTACTCACACAAAAAATTTAGAGTATTCAATAAAGAAGGTTGGGAAATGCCTGACAAATGGAAACTTGATAATGTAGAGTTTCATAATATAACGGAACTTACAAATGTCTTATAATCAAGAAAACCTATCGTTATTTCCTACCCTTGTAAGTGCATTTGATCTAACTGGTCATTCCGAAATAAGCACATGCCTTGATATAATCAATAGTCACGAAACTGGAGACCATGCATTAATAATTGGTGGTAAAAGCAGTTTCATTAAAGGCGATGAAGAATTTTTGTTCAAACCTGAACTTGCAAAATTAAGAGCAGATATACAAAACTGCATTGACTTGTATTGTAAGACAGCAGGACTTGAAGAATCCATTTTAGGAACGAGTTGGTTTAACGTAATGGAAGAAGGCGGACAAGTAGATAAACATAGACACGAAGGTAGTGTTGTTAGCGGAGCATTTTATCCGCATGTTGCTGACGATAGTTGTCCGTTAATTTTTGAATCACCATTACGTCCTTTAAGAATGAACGATGTTTTTGAACAACAAAATCCTTACAGTAGTTATTTTGCAAGTTGTAAACCAAGATCAGGTTTGCTATTGATCTTTCCAAGTTGGCTTGAACATAGAACTGATCCAAATACATCATCAAAGAGAATCACAGTAAGTTTTAACACTATGCGTAAGAAATTGATTCCTCTTGTTGCCGCGAAGATGCATCATTATGGTAATTTTCCGGTTGACAAACAGGAATAGATATTATATAATTAGTGTTATGTTTAACAAAGGACTTGGCGTCAACCCTTCTAATTCTGCCGCCATTATTAATATAGGAGATAATAATGGGAAAACATTATAGTACAAAACATTACGGACACAATATAGGACTGTCGGCAGTCTTTAGACAACCAAATGCAGATCATTCACACTGCCATTTGTTGCATGGATATTCATTAGCATTTACATTTACTTTTGGTTGCGATGAATTGGATAACAAAAACTGGGCAGTAGACTTTGGTGGACTAAAACAAATCAAAGCATGGCTTGAAGATCATTTCGATCATAAAGTAGCAGTTGACATCAACGATCCACACATGGATAAGATGAAAGAACTTGAATCACTTGACCTTGCAGAGATTAGAGTCTTTGATGGTGTTGGTGCAGAAAAGTTTGCCGAACACGCATTTAACTTTGCAGACAAATTGATTAGAGAACAAAGCAATAATCGTTGTTATGTTGTAAAAGTTGAATGTGCAGAACACGGCGCCAACTCAGCAATTTACGAAGGATAGTTTAATGAAGAACTATGTTGTATGCCTGAAGTGGGGCGACAAGTATAGTGCGGAATATGTAAATGTGTTAGCCAACATGGTTAGCAGAAATACCACTGTACCTTACGAGTTTGTTTGTTTTACAGACAACAGTAATGGTATTCAACCAGGAGTAAGAGTTTTACCAGTACCTAAACTACCTGTAACAGGTTGGTGGTACAAGCCTTACTTCTTTAGTCCACAGTTACCTATCAAAGGAAACATACTTTATTTTGATCTTGATGTTATTATTTTTAGAAACATTGATAACTTGTTTACATATAATCCAGATAAGTTTTGTATCATACGTGACTTTAATAGACACATAAGACAAGATTGGAAGAAGATGAATTCAAGTGTTTGGCGTATGAAGTCAGGCACACAAGATCATGTATGGACAAATTTTGAAAAAGATAACTTTGTTGTAACCAAAAGGTTACATGGAGACCAAGATTGGATATACAGTCAGGTACGTGATAATTTTTGTTTTTGGCCAGATGAATGGATACAAAGTTACAAATGGGAAATGCGTAACAAACCACCTATGAGTAGGATTAACGGAGTACGTAATTTTAATGTACCCGGCGAACCAATTATCAAACCCGAAACAAGTGTAGCCGTGTTTCATGGCGAGCCACACCCTCATAATAGTGTAGATCAATGGTGTAAAGATAATTGGAAATAAACTTGACATTTAATAATAAAGATTGTATAATATAACTATGAATAAGAGAATCGGCTTTGCCTGCAAATACATGCACCCTGATCAGACTCAGAAGAAAAAACTTCTTGAGGAGATTCAGCGTCCACTCAACACAAGAAGTACAACAGTACAATGGTTGAACAGGCAAACAAGAGAAGTTGCCGAGCAACGACTGTGGGACATTATGGTTCACAACATACAGTCGTATATGAATTTGATTTCTTATGTAGGAGGTTTACCTAATGAACTTAGAATGGTACGTCTTGGTAGTGATGTTCTCCCTGTTTACACTCAGTCTGATTGGTCTTATTTCTGGCGCAAGCCTGATGTACGTGACTATTGTGCGAAAAACTTTGCGAACGTGGGTAAACGTGCGAGAGACTTGGATGTTCGTCTTAGTATGCATCCTGGTCAGTTTACTGTCCTGGCAAGTGATAACCCAGATATCGTAAATAGAAGTATAGAGGAGTTTGAATATCATGTTGATTGCATCAGATGGATGGGCTACGGCCAACAATTCCAAGACTTTAAATGTAATGTCCACATATCAGGCAGGCAAGGTCCAGCCGGTATCATCAATGCTCTCCCAAGATTATCTCAAGAGGCGAGAAACGTTATTACGATCGAGAACGACGAAATGTCGTGGGGCATCGATGCGTCACTCGAACTTGAAAAACATGTCGCACTCGTACTTGACATACACCATCACTGGGTGCGTACAGGTGAATACATACAACCCTCCGACGATAGATATCATCGCGTAGTTGACAGTTGGCGTGGTGTACGTCCTGTTATCCATTACAGTGTTTCACGTGAAGACTTACTTGTAGGACATGATCCTGACGTATTACCTAACATGGACGAACTACTTGAACAAGGCTTTAAGAAAGCAAAACTACGAGCTCATAGCGATATGATGTGGAATAACGCAGTAAATGACTGGGCTCTACAGTTTAACAACTCTGCAGACATTATGGTAGAGTCTAAACACAAAAACCTTGCTTCGCAGAAACTGTTAGAACATAAGGTAAATACAGTATGCGATTTAAACAACTTCAAAACTGTGAACGTACCAAAGCAAGAACTTGTCAGTGCGAAAGCCTAAGAAAACTATCCGAAGCAGAAGACGATAAAGTTGTAGCCGTTTGTGACTTAGTCCATTCGGACACTGTTAAGGGAACAATTTTCTTTATGCAAGGCCCAGGCACTGCTACTCTTATAAAGGGTAAGATAACTGGGTTAACTGAAGGTGAACATGGATTTCATGTACACGAATTTGGCGATCTATCAAACGGGTGTGAGAGTGCAGGCGGGCATTACAATCCAGACGGGGTAGAGCATGGAGATCTCAAAAATGGCCATGTGGGTGATTTAGGAAATATCACAGCCAACTCTGACGGGATATCAGAGTTTACAATTAAAGCAGAACGTATTGATTTAATTGGCGAACGTAGTATTATTGGTAGAGCAATAGTAGTACACGAAGACACAGATGACTTAGGAAAAGGCGGAGACGCTGAATCGTTGAAAACCGGAAACGCAGGTGAAAGATTGGCTTGCGGGGTAATTACTCTTACAAACGGAGAAAAATAATGATATCATTTTTAAAATCACTTTTTGGTGCAGGAGAGAAAAAGACATTGAAACTTTCAGACCACGTGGCTAATAAGAAGCCAAAGTCAGCACCTTTAATTTTGGTTCCATCAAAGGCAGATATGTCTAAGATGACAAAATCAAAATTAGAAGAGATGGGAAGAACTCACGGCATTGAGTTAGACAAACGTCTTACAAAAGACAAACTTGTAACTCAATTACGTAAGCACATGAACGCAAAAAACAAGTAAGGAGAAACTAAATGAAAAATTGGATTCAAAAAAGACTTGACGAAAGAACTTCTTGGGATGGCGCAATGCTTATCGCAGTAGGAGTTATTGTCCTTATAGCAGGACCATTTGCTAAATTGGCGGCATACGCGGCTATTGGTTATGGTGCTTGGACTATTTGGAAATCAGAATAATTATAATTGATCAATTGTAAGTAAACCATCTACGGTAGTGTTTAGTTTGCGCCTTTGTTCTGCACCTTTCTTTTGTGCAAAACGTTTAGGATCGCATTCTGGACACACGTGGTTATAGGCGTTATCTAAACGTTTAGGATCTACTTGTCCTTTGTCACGTTTAAATTCTTCGTGGCAGTTATCACATTCAAATATAATTACAGTCTTTACACGCTTGTATGAATGTGGCTTACCCTTTTTAGACTTACGGCTATACCATTTGACTTCTTGTTCTGTTCTACTAAACATACAAGTATTTACCTATTTACATTCGGATTATAAAATATAAACTAAATAATAGTAAGGAAACAAAATGACAGCAGTAGTACAACTAACAGATAACGCAATAGAACGTATGACAGATATGTTAAACGAGCATAAACAGAAGGTAGTACGTTTATCACTACAAGGCGGTGGCTGTGCTGGTTTCAAGTACGACTGGGCATTAGATAGTGCATCACAAACAGGTGATGAAGTTATTAAATTGCCAAACGGAGAGTTTGCTATCGACGATACAAGTGTAATGTATTTGTTAGGTAGTACAATAGATTATAAAAAAGAAGTATTTGGTTCTTACTTCACAATAGAAAACCCTGCATCAACATCAAGTTGCGGTTGTGGTGAGTCAATAGGATTTTAAAAAATGGCAAAAAGTATAATTAACATTGGTGTAGAAGGTAATGACGCTACCGGCGATAGTATTAGAGACGCCTTTAGTAAAGTAAACGAAAACTTTAGTGAACTTTACGCAGTATTTGGACAAGGCGGTACTATTAGATTTACTGCACTTTCAGACACACCAGATGAATTAGGTGCTAATAAGATTCCAGTATCTAACGATGCTGGTTCAACATTATTAATGAAATCAGTTGAAGGCGGAACTGGTATCTTAATTGATAACACTGATCCAACTAAACTTGTTATTACAAACAGTGGTGGTGCAATTAGTTCAGACTTACAACCAACCATTGGTGGTTATCTAAATGGTTCAGGTAACTTTACACTTGGTAACATTGGTCCAATCACAGATCAAGCGGCAACAGATTTTAACACAACACATTCAACACAAATTACAGTACACGATTTAGTTGCTGATAAAAAATACAACGACAACAGATATCAAATTGAAGGTGCTCCAAATAGAATGAGAGCAGAACCTGCTGATGGTACTGAGTACGCAAAGGTCATTGGTAGTTTTACAAACAACAACGCCATTGTTGCTCTACACGGTTACGACCACAGCGTTAACGGACAAGGTTTTAAATACACAGTTTCCGTAGGTGATCCAGCGGCGACTAACTTAACAGACTCTACAGTTTACTACATGAGATACGTAAACGCTAACCAGTTAAGTTTTCACCCAACAGCGGCAGACGCCTTAGCAAATACAAACAAAATTTTAGCAAACGCAGGAGCGTCAGGTAACCCAGGTGGTACACACACGCTTACTGACAATGAATACAATTCAGCATTGTATGGCAACTACTTAACAACAGAAGCATTACCAAGAAGTGCTACAGTACGTAGACAAGGTGATGACATGACAGGTCCACTTTACTTACATGACCACCCAGGTAACTTGGCAGGCAGTGGTACACCAAACGATGTAGATGATTTACAAGCGGCATCAAAGTTTTATGTTGACAATTCAAGTTTTACAAGTATTGTAGATTTATATGTTAGAACAAATGGAGATGACACACAACAATTTTCACCAGTAGGTAAAGAAGGACGTAGTTTACAATTTGCTTATAAGTCAATTGGTAAAGCGGCTGAGAAAGCAGAAGAACTAATTGATACATCACCGTTAGAGCCAGGTGCTTATGTACAAACAGTTACATATAACAACGGTGCGGCTGACAGTAATATTACAGCACAAACAATTACATCTGCACATACAGCAGGTGTTCCGGCGGCAACACTACTTAGAGCAAACTTAGATTTTATTAAGAAAGAAATTGTAGCATACGTTAGTGCAACATATCCTACATTCCAATACAACGAAGCAACTTGTGAAAGAGACATGGGTCTTATTACATCAGGTTTGGCTATTGACATTGAGCAAGGACTAAACGCTAACTCACAGGCAATACTTGCTGGTAAGAGATACTTTAGTTCTGTATCAGGACAGATTGCAAGAACAACACAAAAAACAGAAACACTTGCAGGTATTAATTACGGTAAAACAATTATTAACTCTATCTTACAAAATGGTACAGTTACACCTGTAAGAAACGTAGATGGTATTACACAAACTATTGATGGATCACAAGTTGTTACATCAACAGTAAGAAATGCAGTACTTGGTAAGATTGATATTATTACAAATATTATCGACAATGGTTTAGGTGTACTTGATACAACTACATTGATTGAAGGTTCAACTGTAACACTTACACTTGACAATGGTGGACAAGGTTATGTTGATCAAGGTGCGGCATCAAACGTTGATATACTTCCAGGTAAAATTTTAAGAGGTAAAACAACAGGTGCGTTAGGTAGAATTGTAAAATATACAAGAGGTGCAAGTACAGATGAGTTACGTGTATTCTTAATTGAACCTAAACAGTTTAGCACACAAGAAAGAATTGAATACGGTAACTTTGCAATTAAAACACAAATTTGTATTCATGTTGAATCAGGAATTTACGAAGAAGATTATCCAATCAAACTTCCTGCTAACTGTTCTATTAAAGGTACAGACTTTAGACGTACAATTATTAGACCAAAGAACAGAGGTTCACAATCTAAATGGATTAACACATACTTCTTTAGAGATGCAGAGTTTGATGGCTTAGATTTGATTCCTACGCAGAATCCAAATGCTGTAGCAATTATCAAAGCAAACAAAGAATTTGTTAAAGACGAAGTTATTGCTTGGATTGATTCACAGGTGGCTGGTAACATTTCACCGTTCTCAACTTCATTTGTATATAACAAAGCCAAGTGTGAAAGAGATACAGGAATCATTCTTGATGGTATTGCACACGATATCAAATACAATGGTAATGCTAAAACTTATCTAAATGCTGGAAGGTATTACGAAGGAACAGTTTCACAGGTTGGTGGACAAGAAGCACAAACTGCGGCGGCACTTGCTTATGCAAGAAGTGTTGTAGTTGATTATATTTTACCACAAGCATCTTACACAGCATTACAATCTATTACATCACAAACAACAGGTTTAGCAGTAACTGAAGCAGGACAAACTGCAAGAGTAACAACATTGATGCAGAGCATTGAGAATGTTATTACTAACGGCCTAAGTGTTATGCCAGACTTGGTAGATCCAAGATACGGATATCATTACACAGCAGATCCAACAAAAATTGTTAACCTTGGATCAGATGCGGCAACCAATCCAGGTAACTTCCCTAATGCGGCAGAGTTATTAGGACTAAACAAAGACTTTATTGTTGAAGAAGTTATTGCTTGGATCAATGCACAAGTGGCAGGTGGTTCAGGTATTTGGAGTGGCTTTACTTACAACGAAGTTAAATGTCGTAGAGATACAGGATTAATTTTAGATGCTCATGTTGCTGACTTGAAAAATCCAGCAGGTGGTAGAGTAGAAACTCTTGCAATGCAGAGTGCATACTATTCAGGTGCAGTAGCAGGACAAGAACAACAAACTACAGCGGCAATTAATATTATTAAAACAATTACTCCAAGTGTGTTTGCTAAAACGGCATTTGGTGCAAGTTTACAAAGTAACGTAACACAGAACACAACTGCAACAGCAGTTTCAGAAGCAGGAGTACAAACACATTCAGATGCACTTATCGATTGTGTAGTATTTGCATTTGACGCAAGTTACAATCCACCTAAGAACAACCAAGACATTGATGTGTTTATGATGAATGATTCAAACAGAATCATGAACACAAGTATGCAAGGGCACGGTGGATTTGCACAGGTACTTGATCCAGATGGACAGATTCTAATTAAATCTCCTTACGTACAGGTTAACAGTTCATTTAGTAGATCTGCAAACAAACAAGCATTCCGCGGTGGTATGTACATTGATAACTTTGTTGCTAACTTAACAATGACAGTTAACACTAAAGATGATGCATACACACTTAACGTATCAAGCGGCGTAGGTAGTGGACTAAGAATTAGAAGACCACAAACACCATGTCCATTCTTTATTGACGGTGTACGTTATCAAGTTGATGCTGTTACAAATTATGACCAAGCGGCAGGTACTGCAACATTATTCCTAAATCCAACTTCAGGTATTGCTGGTGCTGGTTTCCAATTTGCAGATGGTACAGATATTGTATTACAAACTGCTGGTAACACTTCAATGTTGGCAAACGACTATACACAGGTTAACGACTTAGGTTATGGTATTGTTGTTAACAATGGTGCATTAACAGAACAAGTTTCAACATTTACATATTATTGTCATGCGGCATATATGGCAAACAACGGTTCACAGATTAGATCACTAAACGGTTCTAACTCAAATGGTAACTTCGGACTTGTTGCTTCAGGATCAGATCCAAACGAAGTTATTGATCAAATTACACTTGAAGAACCTATGGTACAAACTGCTCGTGTTTTCGACAATGGTGTTGACGCACTTAACGAAGCAGGGAAAAATATTGTTTATGTTTACGACGTAGGTACTATTCCAAATAACGTTTCAGAGATTGAAATCAATCACGGTGGTTCGGCTGGTATAGTAAGATACGAAGTTGCAAGTGTACAATCAACAGCATTTTCAGATGTTGCTGGTGCTTCACGTGATGGTAAAATTTACAAACTTAATATTTCAGGTAACGATGGATTAGCGGCGGCATTAGCAAACAATGACAAAGTTATTATTAGAGCGTTACAAAACTTTATATTTGATGACTTAGAAACAACAGCAGTTATTAGACCATCAACTGCTATCGTGTTTGACGAACAAGACACATTTACATATAGAACTATTGCGTTTGGTAGTGCTAACTCAATTGGTACTGCACTTCCAGGTGCTAATCAACAGTTAGTTACATTTGACGCAAACTACGATTACATTAGAGTTGTTGTTAACCAAGCGAACATTGCAGGTACAGCCTTTGCTGGTACAGGTACATCACATGGTAACGCGGCAGGTGACGTAGCAATTTCAATTGAAACAATTACTGAACAAGCAGAGATTGATAGACTTAACAATGGTGACATGATTTTTGGTTGGGACGGTAAAGTTCACAGAGTATTAAGTTACGCACAGAAATCAGGTTATGCTATTTTAAGTATTGAAGATGTTAACAACATCAACGATGCGGCATTAGGTGATGCTACAGTAGCCGCAGGTTTACAAACACCACTTACAAGTTCAGATACAAGAACATTACGTATTGGTTTGAACAGTGGAGAGAACGCAGGACTAACAGTTAATATTTCTGTAGCAAGAGCAACAGGACATGACTTTAATGATATTGGATCAGGTGGATTTAACACAAGTAACTATCCAAGTAAAATTTATGGTGCACCACAAGAGCCAGTACAAGCAAACGAAGTACAAGAACGTGGTAAAGGTAGAGTATTCTACGTAAGTACAGACCAAGACGGATTCTTCCGTGTAGGTAGATTCTTTACAGTTGACCAAGGTACAGGTAGAGTTACATTTGCGGCAAGTATTGCATTAAGTAACTTGGACGGTATTGGATTCAAACGTGGTGTTGTTATTACTGAATTCTCAAGTGATGATGGAATGACAGATAATGCTGTTGACTCGGCTCCAACTGAATCAGCAGTAAGAGGATATGTAAACAGACGTTTAGGAATGGACGAAGCATCATTGATTGTTGGCAATCCAATTGGTGCAGGATTTATTTCAAGAGATGGAACCATTGGTCCAAGTGCAAACATTAACTTTAGTAACAACAATATTACAGGCTTGGGAGATCCAGGTGCAGACTTTGATGGTGCTAACAAACGTTACGTAGATAACAGAACACCATTTGGTGATGAAGCGATTGGTGTTAATGTTGCTAACAGAGCAAGTGGTGACATTTTATTATTTGACGGTAGCGTTTATGATAATGCAACACCAGTAGGCGACATTGGTATTTCATGGAATGCTAACACTGCCGACTTCCAAATTACAGCAGGCGCTATTATCAATGCTGACGTTAATGCGGCGGCGGCGATTGCACAAAGTAAATTAAATCTAAACGCGGCAACAGTAAGAGCAAACGCAACAGGTATTACACAAAATGATTTAGGTAGTGCGGCATTTGATAATGTAGTGTTTAGTAGCGACAACGGATTTATTAGTATTGATAATGGTCAACTACCTATAGCGAAACTTGCAAATATCGCAGACGAACATGTAATTGGTAGAGCAACAGGTGATAGTTCCGACGGTGACGTTAGTGCTATTCCGTTCTCAACTATTGTTGACAGTGGTGGTACATTTACTACTATTGGTGCTCCAAGTGCGATTGTTAAAACACATACAGATGGTTCGATCAATGTACAAGCATTAGATATTGACAGTGCAAGAATTATTGACACTTCAGGTACAACAGTTAACTTTACAAATCCAGGTACAACATTATTCTTAAGTTCACAAACAACAGGTGCTGGTGTTACTAACAACTCAATGACTGGTAACTTAAACATTGGTGCAAGTAGAGCAACAGAAAGTAACTTCCAAGCAAACAGTACATTTGCTGATGAGAACTATATTGCGGCAGACTGGGCATACCATTCATTTATTGAAGCACCAGGCGAAGCAGATGCTAACAGTACAGGTATTGGTATTGGTGCTGGAACAGGATTTAGTAACGCTGATCAAATTAGTTTTGTAACTGATGGTGCTCAAAGATTAGTAATAGGCACAGCGGCAATGCTACCAGGTACAACAAGTGTGTACAACATAGGTAGTGCGGCACTAAAATATAATCAAATACATGCAGTTACATTTGAAGGACAGGCTAACACAGCATTATACGCTGACTTGGCAGAGAATTATCTTGCAGACGCAGAATACGAAACTGGTTCAGTTCTTGTGTTTGGCGGTGAACAAGAACTTACAACTACAACACACAAAGGCGACACAAGAGTTGCTGGTGTTGTTTCAGAGAAACCAGGTTACTTGATGAACAAAGGACTTGAAGGTGATCATGTTACAGCGATTGCATTACAAGGTAGAGTTCCAGTGTTAGTAGTAGGCGCAGTTAAAAAAGGCGACATGTTAGTAACAGCAAGTATTCCAGGTTACGCAATAGTTAATAACGCACCAGGTGTTGGTGAAGTTATTGGTAAAGCAGTGAAAGACAAGGACGACCCCGGGTATGGAATTGTTGAAGCAGTGGTAGGGAGAGTCTAATGGCACAGAAAAATATAAACATTGGATCAAGTGCTAACAAGGGTGATGGCGATCCGCTAAGAACCGCATTTAGTAAAGCAGAAGATAACTTTACAGAATTATATTCAAGACTTGTTACAGTAGAAGCACAGTCTGGTATTGCTAATCCAGGTGGTGCTGTAATACAACAAAGTATCATTGGTAGCGTTATAGGTGAAGATTCAACTACAATTATTGATCATGCAACCAGCACAATTATTGCAAATAAAATCACAGGTGATTTAACAGGTAGTGTAGTTGCAGATGATTCAACTGTATTAATTGACGGAGTTTCAGGAACTATTAATGCAGGAGCATTAACAGGTGCACTTCCGGCAATAGATGGTTCATCTTTGACTGGTGTTTTAACAGGTTCTAACACAGGTGTTACAAACTATAATGGTGCTACATTAAATTTTGTAAGCACTACATTTAACGGTTTAGACTTTAGTGACTTAGGTACAACTCCAACAACCTTAGCAGGTTATGGAATCACAGACGGATTACAATTAGGTACAAGTAGTACAACTGCTCTTGCAGGTGACACTGCTTTGTTCTCAGGTGCGTTTGCAGATTTAACAAGCAAACCAACTACAATAGCAGGTTATGGAATTACAGATGCTACATCAACTGCTTCACCGGCATTCACAGGTGCAGTAGACTTTACTGGTGCAACAAGTGTAGACTTTACTGGTGCAACAATATCAGGAACAAGTTTCTTAACAAGTTACACAGAAACAGATCCAGTAGTAGGTGCTATCACAGGAATAGTAAAAGCAGACGGTTCAGGAAACATTTCAGCGGCAGTGGCAGGTACAGATTATCTTACAACTGTTGCGTTTGCTGACCTTACAGGCAAGCCAACTACAATAGCAGGATACGGAATTACTGATGCATTGGCATTGGGTACAAGTAGTACAACTGCTCTTGCAGGTGATACCACTTTTAGTTTTGCAGATATTACAAGTAAGCCAACTACACTTGCTGGTTATGGAATCACAGATGCGGCAAACACTTCAGCAGAAACAACATTCACAGCAGACGTAAAATTTGACACAGGTGTTGAAGAAGCATTTGGTACACTAACAGGATCAACAGGCGTTGTTGCACACGATTGTGATAACGGACACGTATTTTATCACACAGGTGCCGCAGGCGATATCACAGCAAACTTTACGAACTTAGGCTTAACGGCCGAGTACGCAACTAATTTAACAGTAATTATTAACCAAGGTGCTACACCTTATGAAGTTACCGCTGTCCAGATAGGAGGAGCGGCACAGACCATTAATTGGCAAGGTGGCTCGGCTCCTACAGGAAACGCAAACGGAATTGATTCATTCTCATTTACTATATTAAATGATGGTGGAACTTACGTTGTGCTTGGACAGATGGTAGACTTCACATAATGCCGATATTATCAACAGTAACAGGTAGTTTTTTCGCAGGACGTAGAGCAAACTCATTTGGGGCGCCACCTTGGTCACCTGCAAACGATATCACTGCCGCACTTTGGTTAGATGCTTCAGATACTTCAAGTTATTCATTAAGTGGAAGTAACCTTA